TGCCAAGCATGACGTTTGGGTGATAGCCTTATGAACCCGATCCTCAAATGGTATCGATGGGTTAGAGGCTTATGGCGTAAGCCTGTTGAAACCGAAGAAGCTCGGAAGTATCGAATCTATTTTTCGGAGCAACTTCTAAAGCACCAGAGCGATACGCTGAAGCTTTATGATCCGGATTATGTGGCTAGGATTCCGAAGGATCCCGAAACATTGAAGCGGATTTTTCCTCATGAACCCGATTCTTAAATGGTATCTGCGCGTGGTGTTGAGCCGGCCGATTGTGCGGGCGGTTTCCTGGACACCGGAGGAGCGTAACGCTTTCGACTTGTTTTGCCGAACAAGTTGTGGAATAAAACTTTTCGAATTTCTGCGTCAGATTGTCGCTAACGCAACGTTCAACGCCGTTTTCCGGCATTCGGTCAGTGCGAATGCTGAGGCGCGAGGGATGCAGAATATATTAGCTGTCTTGCATCGACTGCGTGTGTTCCCTGCACAGGAGGAGAGCCAAGAAGGCTTTAGCAGTCTGGAGGATAGCGAGCCCGCCAAGGCGCCAACTAAAACCGATGATTGGCGATGGATGGGCGGGCGCGGTGCCATCGGTTAAAAAAGCCCTTAGTGATATATGCCGGAGGAATCGGCGAGTGTAGAACAAACGGCTGTTGGATCGGCAGGTTCGACTCATGACGTGAGCTTGAATCAGCCGACTGACACGAGTTCAAGTACTGCAGTAGTTGATGACTCTGGCGGCAATGGTCAAAGGCAGGAGAGCCAAGGCCCCGCCAAAGAGAAAAAGCCAAGCCTGTATTATCAAGTCCGGCAAGCGAAAAAAGCGTTTAAAGCCGAGCGGGAAGCTTTTGCTAGGGAGCGGGAAATTTTTGCGCGTGAACGCGCGGAGTTTGAAGAGGCTCGTAAGCCGAAACGCGATTACACCCTGGATGATCTCCGTAAATACCGTCGGCAATGGGAGCAGGAAGGCAACTTCGATCTCGTTGAGAAGGCGGATAAGGAGATTGCGGCAATGGAGGCCGAGGCTCAAGCCGAAAGGCAAAGCCGCACGCTTGAGTTGCCGCGGGTAGGTACTCCGGAGCATAGGGCTCACTGGGAAGCTGCCGAGCGTGAGCTCAGCCAAGCTGACCCTGAGTTCATGCGCGATGGGACCAGGCTGGATAAACGCTTACGCGAGATCATGGGGAGCGAGGATGGCAACATCTATCGCCAACACCCGCGCGGGATCATTGCCGCATATCACCGGGCGAAAATGGAGTTGCTGGAAGGAGATTACAAGGTGCTCCAGACGGAGAACTCCAAACTTAAAACTGAACTGCAGCGCTACACCGGCTTGACCTCGATTAGCGGTGGTGCGCCGGCCAGGATCGGGAGCGGAAACCGGGTGGAATCCTTAGGGGATTTCTCCAAGCTCTCGGTTGCTGAGATGCGCAAACACTTGAGGCGAGGCGCCCAGCGCGGTGGAACGCCGTGGTTCTAGGCAATGCTCACTTCTAACTCTTCTTTATGCCTCCTCCAGTTTATGGGGCGGTTACGACGACCGATAAAGCGTCTGAGTACCGCATTTATTTTGCCAAGCAATTACTGACACATCAGATCAATCAGTTGCAGCTTTATGAGCCGGCCTACAAAGCTACGATCCCGCAAGGGCAAGGCTCGAAAACGATTCGGATGTTCCGGCCGCCGGTCGCCAACGTCGCCAATGTCATCACGCTGACTGAGGGCTCGCCGCCCTCCAATGCGCCATACAAGCTCATTTTCGAGTTTATAACCAGGACATTGCAGCAGTACGGCGGCTACGCGCAGGTCAGCGATATTGTGGACGAGACCGAGTTTTTGGATACGGGCGATGCGCTCATGGTCAAGTTTGCCGAGGAAGCCGCGTTGTGGTGCGACGGCCTGATTCGGGACGCTTGCATTAACGGGACGACCGAGGAACCGACCAAGTTCACCAAACGCTACGCCGGAACCGCAACGGACTTCGCGAGCTTGACGGCGCTTACTGCGCAACAGGGACGCTTCTCGACCGATGACCTCATCGATACCGTGACCGAGATGCGACTCAATAAGGCTAAGGAGTTCGATGACGGATATTTTGTCGCGGTGGTCAGCCCGGAACAGGAACGCGACTTGGTCGAGGAACAGGGCAGTGCCTGGACGTACGCGAGCGCATTCCAGAAACCTGAGCAGATCTGGAAAGGCGAGCTTGGGAAACTATTCGGTATCAAGGTCTTAAGGACAACTAACTCCTGTTACCAGGCAGGGACAGAAGGGACCAACACGGCTGGTGGCGGTATTATCGCGGCGCTGGTGTTCGGCAAGGATGCCTTTGCGGTACCAGATTTAGAAGGCGAAAATCCGCCCAGTCCCAAAGTCAACACGATCACGGAAGCGGATTCGGCAAATCCATTCGCGCAATTTATCACATATGCTTGGAAAGCGTTTTACAATGCAGTATGCCTTTCGTCCTGGAATGGCGTTGTATTGCAAAGCAAGACAGCTTATACTCCGACATAGTCCTGATTATCAAGTATTTGCATAAGTTTCTCAAATGCTTGTGCATGCTTGATTCTAAGTTTGTAAGTATGCCAAACTAAGTCGTAAGAGAGATTATGGGCTTGAGAAAATGCACTGAGCGTAAGGGTTGGCGTAAGCCAGATCGTACGCCGTGTATTATCCAGTTGCTGTCTTCTTGTTTTGAAACAGCAATTCGAAGGCTCATAGTTTCCATTAACGTTGTTGCGTTCCAGTGTCAGCGAGTCTGTGTAGCCATTAGCCAAAGCCCACTGGCGGAAAGGCTCAAAATCTTTCCATGTCGGATCGTAAGTAATTCCACGTCCACCGTAGTGAATGAAGCCAGTAGCTCTGGAATTATCGCAGCGAAGTTTCAAGTGCGACCAAATAGTATACAGACGGCGAAGTGGATTTTTGTTTCCGCTGTACCCGTGCTTGGTATTGGCTTTGCTAGCTGCAATGGCGGCTGGCGAGCCTTTCCCGGCAACGATGCGTTGAGGTTTGCAGCCGCAGCTTTGCGAGATGCCTTGACGAAGATTGGTTGCATCAATCCAGGCAGTGTTTCCGCATTGGCAGGTGCAGAACCAGTGAGTTCGTGCGCTGCCTTTTCCCGATGGTCGAGGCACCGCTTTATGCGGACCTATGACGGTCCAGTAATTAAACGTTTGGTTTGTTAGATCAATGAAAGGTTTACCCATATCATGAATGATACGGATGATAGTAAATTAACTAAAGGGATTACATCATGGCAACGATAGCGATTGGGGTGGATCCCACCAGTGGCAATTACATCTGCAAGGTGCCGGTGAACTCGCTGGCTGAGGACGGCACGCCGCCCGAGGAAGGCGACACGGTTCAGTATTCAGTTGAGGGCACGGTGCAATCGATCAGCGGGCCGACGGCGACCGTCAAGATCGATTCGATCAACGGTGAGCCGGTAAGCGAGGAGGCCTCTGAGAGTCCGGAGGAGGAGGGCGCTGAGCCCGAGCCTGGGACTCCTCCAGGCGGCGGTGGCGCTGGTGGCGGGGGCGCTGGCGGCGGCAAAACGCCCGTAGCAGCCAATGGTCCTGCGAGTCCTGGGCTGGGATTAGGCCGAGCCAAGATCGGCGGCACTTTACCGGGCGAAACTCTGGCTGGGATGGGCGCGCGGCTGCGCAAAGGTGCCAGGGGGCGACCGATGCCGTTCTAGGAGCCTGCGAAGAGGCTTTATATCTTCGACAAATATCTGATCCTTTGTGCAGATCATCGTACGAAAACCTGGAAGCGAGGCTTCACGGAAAAAGCGTGAGGCCTATGCCCAGATCATTAAGCATTACTACGGCCGGGAGATCCGGGACGGGTCACGGTTTCGGAGCAAAGCGGGAACCAAGGAGCAGATAAGGAAAGTCTATGAGATTCGCGCCGATGGCGCCGGTGACGGACACGGTCCCTGAGATGGAGACCGTGTATGGCAAGTTCGATATCGGGCTTGACGGTAAACCCACTATGCTCTGGGAAGGACGCAACCTGAAGAAATGGCGCTCGCCGGAGATGTTTCAGCTCACCTTTTTTCCTGACGTCTACGTGACAAAGACTCTGGTTAATCGGCGGATCTTCGGTCCTTTGGCGTTAACGTACGAGGAGATCACGGCCCGGTGGACGACCGAGGCGCGCAAGGCTCACGGGCTAAACCAGTTCGTTAAATGCTATAGCTTTGGGAGCGGCGATTTGCCGTCCTTGTTCTGGTACGGGGCGGCCTGGCGTTTGAGTCAGCAGGTTGGTGGCGAGGTGTTGGGTGAGGTCGTTAAGGTGTTCACCCGGCACGGGTTTACCTGGTGCGGGGCGACCGATAAACGGCGGATTCGGGATTTCGAGTACTGGTGAATGGTTAGAGAACCCTGGTGGCGATTGGTTTTATGCTGGGGGGTAGTGATGACTTACCTGACCGCTCCATTGGTCTTTTTCATCGTTCACCTGAATGCCAGCAAGGAGCTTGATGAGCGCTTGATGCATTCGGGGTTTCTGCGGGATTTTTATATATCGATCACCGGGACACTGCTATCCCTGACTGGACTCAACACCTATCAAGTGGTGGCTAACGGCCGGAAACCAGAACCAAAAGAGAAATGAGTGAGGAGGAAATAATGTCGCTGCTCCGAGCGATCAAGGAGCAACTCAACACGATGGAGACGCGCCAAGTGATGATGGATGAGCGCCAAAAGGTGATTAAGCTAGAGGTGGTCGGGCAGGGGGAGGGTAGTTTCGGGAGCCGGGATCAATGAGGAATGTCTGACTTAACCCAGATCGATTCGGTTGGAGGTGTAAAGATCTACTCGGTTACAGGCGAGCCGAAGACGATTGTGTTTAAGGCCGGTGCGGCGATCAACGCCGACGGTGCGGCTAATTGTTACGGTCCGAATAATACCGGGATCGATTACACGGCCAACGGCGGCGATGACCAGGGCGGCAACTGGTGGGGCGGCCCGGTAGGCAAAGACGGCAAACCGTTGACTCAGAAGATTTATGATCCGTATCCGGACATGTATGTATGCGCGACCGCGCATTTTAATCCGGGTTACACCGAGGATAGTCAATACCGTTACATTGACAGTGCCGCGATCCCGTTCCTGGTGATGCCGGGTAATCACGCGTGCGGAGCCAAGCTGGGCGATGTCGCCCTGGTTTTAAACACCGTGACCGGTGACAACTGTTACGCGATCTATGCCGATGTTGGTCCTCAGACTAAGATTGGCGAGATCTCGATGCGGCTGGCGACAGCGCTTAAAATTGACAACAATCCCAAGAAAGGGGGGGTCGCAGCCAAGCGGATCGTTTATCTAGTGTTCATTGGCTCAGTCGCCAGTTGGACACCGCCAAAAGTCTGGTTCGACATGGCCAACACGCTGACGACGGCGTGGGGCGGTTTAGCTCGGCTAAAGGAGATCGCTAAAAGCTTATGATGCTGGCGCTTATCCAATGGCTGGTTTTAGTGATCGTGGTTTGCTTGCTTTACTGGGTGGTGAGCCAGTTCGCGCCGCCACCGATTCTAAAAGTTGTGATGATAGTCTGCGTAGTGATTGTCGTCTTGAGCTTGATCTTTTTATTCCTGCCGTTGGCCGGCGTTCACTTAGGAGGGGTCAGATGAAGATTATCTTTGCATTTCTGCTTTGGTCGTTTGGTGCGGCGGTTACGATGGCATCGCCGTTCCTGGTCTGTGACCCGTACCCAGCCGGCCTGGATCAGAACACGAGCCCGGTTTCATTCGTTTTGAAAGGACTCTCGACCAATCCAATTTCCACTCCGGTCCAGGTTAATCAGGATGGCACGATCCAGCTTCATTATGATCTTTCAACCCTAGGCAACGGCAACTACACAGTTATCGCGGACGCTGTGAATGTTTTTGGAGGAGTCAGCCCCGATAGCGCCCCTTTCGTCTTCACAAAAGGGGTTCCGGCCCCCCCAAGCAACTTACGAATCGTACCGTGACTATTGGCAGCTTTGTTTTTAGAGAATCAAATTAGCGATGAGCTCGACCTACACCAATGTGGCTTTTACGAGCAGCCAGCCGGATCAGCCGACGGCGATAAAGCTCAACAAGCTACGGGATGACCTCTCCAAGGCGATTGCCGCGGCAGGTGGTGGCGGGACTCCGGCCAGCGGGGTTTTTATCTGGGGCGAGACTCCAGCTGGGGCGATTAACGGCACCAACAAGAATTTTACCACGGTTAACACTTATGCGGCTGGCCAATTGGCTGTTTATCTTAACGGGGTGAGGCAACGGCGCCCTAGCGATTACGCCGAGACTAGCTCGAGCGCATTTCAATTGGTCAGCGCTCCTTTAACGGGGGATGTGCTCAGTGTTGATTATATGAAACTTTAAACCATGGCTGCTACCCAGATTCGCGGCACGACCCAGATCCAGCCGATAACCATCGCGGACGCGCAGGTCGCTACGGCTGCGGCGATCCAGTTGACCAAGTTGGCCAAAGTGCCGGT